TCACGTCTCCAGCGGGCGGACGAAGCAATAGATCGTGCCCTGCATCCAACACAGCACCGCGCGGCCTTCGGGGTGGCCGCCTTGCGCGGGGCGGATGATCTTGTCCTCGGGGATCGCGATCCATTCGGCTTGCTTGGCGCCGACCGGCCCGTGCGTTTCGGGCGTGATCAACGCCTCGTAGCCCGCCGGCCCGACGCGCGCTTCGACCGGGCGGCAATCGGCTTCCGAGCAGCAGGATCCCGCGTTGTTCGGGCGCTCGAGCCCGCGATACCAATCGGCATGCGGGCCCGGGCCGCCCGCCGGCGGGGCGCCCAGCGCCTGGCCCGCGAGCAGCAAGGCGAGGATGAACAGCACGACGGCGAAGCCCGCCCCGCCCAGCCCGCGCGCGTTCCTGATGACGGCGACGCCCAGCAGCGCCACCAGCAATGCGGCGACGAGATAGATCCAATCGAAGATCGACATGGCGATTCCTTTCGTTCGTTTCGAGGGCGGGCGATTTCAGGGTTTGGGGAAATGGATCAGCGGGGCGACCAGCACCGCGCAGATCACGAACAGGGCGACGAAGCCCCAGGCGCGCGCGGTCATTTCTTCGCGCCGCGCACGGTCGAGACGACGGACGTCGCCGCCTGCACCACGCGGCCGATCGCGCCGGCGATGCCGTCGCCGGCGGCCGGGCCGTTCTTGACGGCCTCGACCGATTTCGCGGCGATGTAGGAAACGACTACGGCGGCGGCCGTGGGGGCCGCCCATTGATACATGACGACGTAGATCGAGCCCTCGCCGAACAGCTTTTCGGCGAAGAGATCGAAGGGCGAGAATTCGCGATTGCCGGTGACGGTGCGATAGCAGCCGTTGAGGAACATCAGCACCACGTCGAGGCAGGTGACGTAGACCGGCAGCACGATCACATGCACCATTTTGCGCACGACCCAGGGGCGCGTGGTCATGCGCAGCACCGCCACCTTCGCCGCCGCGACCGGATCGAGCACGCGCAGCAGCTCGGCCGTCACCTCGCCCTGTTCGTTGGCGATACGCGCCGTCTCGGACTTGTGCATGTCGATCTTTTGCGACATCGCCGAGGCCCAAGCTTGCTGCTGTTCGGGCGGCAGGGATTCGACTTCCGTTTGCAGCGCCTTCGCGTCGGGCGCCGAAGACGGTTTTCCGGCGATCGCCTCGTAGGCGGATTTGCCCGCGTCGACCAACGCGGCCACGCCGCTGATCGCGGCGAAGATGGCGGGAAGCATCGGGATTTCCTTTCAGGCTTTGCCGAGGGCGAGGTCGATGCCCGCGGCGGCATCCTCGAGGCGGAACCAATCGGACCCGTCGGGGCGATAGCCCGCTTCCTTGCGCGAGATCGCGAAGCACAGGCAGATGAGGTTGGCGCGGCTGTCGAGATCGATCTCGGCATCGGCGTCGAGCGACATCGCGCGCGACACGAAGGCGATGTATTTCGCCGTGTCGTTTTCCTTGGGCGGCGCCCAGCGCGTGATCAGCCCCCGGATCGTGGCGAGGCCGTAGAGGCGTTTGTAATTGCGCAGCGTGATCGCCAACGCGCGGAAGCCGAAGACGGGCGTGTCGAATTCCTCGAACGCGGGATCGTCGTCGTTGGCGCGTTCGCCCACCCATTGCGTGCGGTCGCCGGCGGATTCGCGGATATTGCCGGGATTGTGATTGCGAAACGCGCGCGGCGGCACGTTTCCGCCGGGCACGGCCCGGCCGATCGAAGCGGTCATGTTGTCGTCCTTCAGTTTTTGGGGTTGCCGCCCATGCGGGTGCGCGCGGCGTCGCGCGCGGTCACGAACATTTCGTCGATCGCGTGCGGGCCGAGATAGGCGACCATCGCGACGAAGCCGATGCGCGTGCCGTCGGCGAGATCGAGCCAGGTGGCCAAGCCGTCGCCGATCAGGCCCATGCCCACGGCGACGGGCAGTTCCCACGCCAGATGCCACGACCAGAATCGCCGCGTGCCGCGCTGGGCCGCGCGGGCGTGGAACATCAAGCGCCCGAACAGCGACGCCACGAAGGTGACGATCACCCCCTTCGCGATCCCCGACGCCTCGGCCAGCCATGCGAACGGATCGCCCATCCCCTACCCCTTCTTTTCCGGCCAGAAGATGGCCACGAGAACGAACACGATCAGCAGCGCGACCGCGACCCGCCAATCGGGGATGGTCATGGCGACGCCTCCCACGCTTGCGCGGTTTCGTTCCAGAACCACGGGCCGCCTTCGCCGGGCATCGGCACCGGCGGTTGCCAATCGTGGTTTTCGTCGAGCGACCACGATGCGAACGGGCGGGGTGCCACGAACACATCGGCGGCGGCGTCGAATTTGAATCCGGCGCCGGGGAATTGCTTGCGGATATTCGCGTTATACGAGCATTGCGCCCAGCGCGTTTCGGCGCCGTAAAGGCTTTGCAGGAACGCCACGCCCGCCGCTTCGTCGGTCGCAATCGCATTGCTGACGACCTCCACCCGCTCGACGACGTTTTCCGAATCGAGTTTCGCGAAATGCGCCATCGCCGCCCTCACCACTTGATCGAGCCGGAGCCCAGGAAGATGAAAATATGATTGCCGCCGGAATGGACGTAAGTCGGCGACCCGGTCGTCAGAACCGGCAAGGCGTAGGTGTCGGGATAGCTGACGATCAGGAAGCCGCCCGAGCCGTTGCCGCCATTGGCGAGGGAGCCGCCGCCGCCGCCGCCGCTGGCCTTGCTCGCCGTCGCGTTCGAACCGGCGCCGGCCGCCGAACCACCCTTGCCGCCGAGATTGCTGGACCCACCATCGCCACCCGACGACGCCGTGTTGCCGCCGCCGCCGCCGCCCGCGCCATAGGCTTCGGACGCGCCCGACAGGCTTGACGTGACGCCGTCGCCGCCTTTGCCGGCGGTCGTGGCGCCATTGGCCCCCACTTGGTTTTTGCCGCCGCCACCGCCGGCCATCGCGTTGCCGAAATGGTTGACGCCGCCGTCGTTGCCTTCGCCGGACGTGCCAAGGCCCTTGGCGCCGGGATTGCCGTTCCACGCCGCACCGCCGCCCGAGCCGCCATTATCGCCGTTGACGTTAGAGCCCGAGCCGCCGCCGCCGCCGCCCTCGGCCGAGTTCGGGCCAAAGGCCGCGTTGCTGCCCTTGCCGCCCTTGACCGATCCGCTGGTCGAGCCGTTGCCGCCGGCCGGGATCGTGACCGTGTAGGTGTCGCCCGGCACGATGGCTTGCGTGCCGGATTTGACGCCGCCCGCCCCGCCGCCGCCGCCGCCGTTGTAACCGCCGCCGCCGCCGCCGGCCCCCAGCAGAAAATCGACGCTGGGCGGCGCCGCGAGCGCCGCACCGGCCATGAAGCCGACCAGCGCCGTCGTCATCAGCAGCGAACAACGGAACTTCGACACGATCCGCGCTTCGGCCGGATCGATATCGTCGAGCGGCGGGCCGCCGTTATGGCCCAGCCCCGGCTTGTCGTAAGGGCGGGTCATCTTAGGCGTCCGTCGGCGCGTTGACGGTGTAGTAGAGCGTCACGCCATGCAGGCGCGCATCGACCGCCAGCGTGTCGTTGGTGCCGTCGTCGGCCTTGCGCAGCACTTGGAAGATCACGAGATCCTCGGCCGCCGGCGTGCCCGCGATCGTGATCGCCGACGTTTCGGGCGAGGCATAGGCGTCGTTCGTCGTGCCGCCGGTGTCGTTGGCGTATTGCGCCGTGCCGAAGGCGGCGTCGAGCGCGTCATCGTCGGAAATCGCGACCGCCTGCAAGCCCCAGGACACTTTAAAATTCGTCGTCGTCGCCGCGTGCGACCACACGAACACGGCCGCGACCGTTCCTTCGTCCCAGCCCTTGGGCATGCGGATCGCGAATTGCGCGTATTCGATCGTCGACGCGTCGAAATCCAAGGTCTTCAGCATGACCTTGTTGGTCGTCGTTTCGACCGAGCCCGACGCCGCGCCGTTGGTCGTGCGCGGAATCATCGCGACGGCCGGCACCCAAATCGTGTGGCGGCCTTGTTTGAGCAACTCCGATTCGACGATGAAGCCGAAGCGCCCGATCTCCGCCCAGTTCGCGCCGGACCGGCGCAGCAGGATGTATTTCGACGTGGCGTCGAGCGCCGCGTCGGCCGCCCCGGTCAGCGCGATCTGCCCGGCCCCGCCGGCGTTGTGTTTGACCGTGACCACGCGCGCCGCGTCGGCGCAACCGACCAGCAGCCACGACCCGTCGGGCAGATTCGTCGTGTCGAGATTGGTCAGGTCGTCGGAAGCCGCATCCGCTTCGGTGTCGATCGTGTGCATGCCGCGCGTCGGGACGGCCGCGCCCGACGCGATCGTCAGCTCGGTCGACGCTTGGCCGCCCAGCATCTGGCGCACGAAAGCCAGCATGTCGTCCTGCGCCGTTTTCGCTTCGGCGTTGGTGCGGGCCGGATCGGAAAAATACCCGGCGGCGGGAAGTGCGGTCATCGTTTCACCCCTTTGATTCGGAAATCGGCCAGCGCCGATACCGGCGACCCGCCGGCGAAAGCCTGGACGAGCGGCCCCAGCGCCGCGTCCTTGTCGAGCACCAGCAGCTTGTCGGCGGTGCCGCCGTCGTCTTGGAACGTGCCGATCACGGTTCGAATGGACCGGTAGGACTTGGCGAGCGGCAAGCGCACACCGCCCGACGGAATCGTCAGATCGGCGATTTCCTCTTCCGCGTCGGGCACGTCCATCACGATCGCGCAGGCGGAGATCCGGCCGCGCGTCGCCGAGGCTTGGGCCGTGATCCGGAACCGGTAAAGCTGGCGCGCGGTTTCGACGGCACCCGGCCATGGGCGCCAGCCCGCCCCGTCGGCGAGATAACCGCCCGACCCCGGCAAATAGGCGCCCAAACCGTCGGGCAGATACTGCGCTTGATCGTCGGGGTCGAACTCGATGGCGATCCCTTCGCCGGCCGCGTCGAGATCGAGCGTCAACGTCGAGGGGATCGCGTCCGGCCCGGGCACATAGGCGAATTCGTAGGTCAATTCTTCGTAGGCGACCGGCAGATAATCGGCCGCGCCGTCGGGCAGATAGAGCGCGTTGGGGTTGGGCAGATAAAGCCCGCCGTCGTCGTCGGCGACCAGATCGCCGCCCGAAACCGAACCGCCGGCGATCGTGCCGGGGAAACCCGCCGCCTTGAAATCGACCGTCTCGATCACGTTGGCGATGGCACGATCGCCCAAATCGACGACGATCACGGCGGGCGACGCGGATTCGTTGCCCGACGTATCGACGCCGACGACGAAGAACGTGACGCGGCCCGCGAGATCGGGCGAAACATCCCACGGCAACGCCACGACCGTATCGCCGTGGGCCGCGCGCGCGGTCGCGAAATTGCGATCGGCGCCGCGATTGTATTTGACGCGGAACCCGGCGAAGTCGAGCGGCAGCGCGGATTCGAGCTCGCCCCAGATGCGGCCCTGGCTCAACCGCGCGCGGATCACGCGCGGCGGTTTCTCGCTTTTGCCTTGCACGACATGGCCGGTCTTGACGACCCAATCGGGCGAGACGGCGCCCAAATAATTGCGCGACCGGATGCGCACGTCGTAGGCCACACCGTCGGCGACGTCGAGGATGCGATAGAAATTCGCGTCGCCGCGCGCGAATTCGCTGGGCTGCCACTCCGCGTCGGCCGATTTCTTGAACTGGATTTCGATCAAGCCGCCGCCGGTGACGAAGGCGTCGGCGGGCGATACCCAATCCAGGCGCAGGCGCGAGAAGATCGTGCCGTCGATGCGCGAGTCCAACTCGCCCGAACCCGACGACAGCGTCAGCGAAGTGGGCGGAGCGACCGTGCCGGGGCTGGGCAGATTGGTGCGCGGGGACGGCGGCAGATCGATTTCGTCGGCCGGGTTCCAGGCGAACACGTTTTCGTCGATTTCGGCCAAGCCCAATTCGACCATCGCGGCCGTGGCGCCCTCGGCCTCGATCGTCGTCAGTTTGAACGACCCGACCTCGAACGCCTTGTCCGACCAGCCGTAGCGCGGATAGGTGAGCGGCACGACATCGCCCGCCGCGATATCCAGCGCCGTCAATTTGCAGCCCCATTTGGTCGAGACTTGGCGGCGGTTGCGCTCCAGCTCGATCCGCGCGATGCGCTGGGCCATGCTGGGCGACAAGGTGAAGGGCAATTCGGCGTTGGCGCGCCAGGCGCGGATATTCTGATCCTCGGTCAAATAGGCGGCGACCGCGACGGCCGGGAAGTCGGTCGGCTGCCATGCGCTGTCGGGATCGACGAAGGTGCCCTTCACCCCGTTGAACGCCTCGCGCGGTTCGCGCCGCCACGCGACCGAGAAACCCTGGACCATGTCGTCCATGGTCAATGCCGCGCGCGTGGGGGCCGCCCACACGCCGGCCTTGATTTCCCACTTGCCCTGCACGCGCACCAGCTTGCCCGCCCCGCCCGACAGCAATTTGCCGAGGATGGTTTCGGGATCGTCGGCGGTGTCGATCGTGCCGTTGGCGGTGTAGCGCGGCTCGGCCTTCGCCGTGATCGTATGCGTGCCGGACCCCGCGTCGGAAAGCGCGATGATCGTGCGCGCGCGGGCATTGGCGAGCGTGGTCGACAAGCCCAGCACCAGCGTGCCGGTTTCGCACACATAGTAATCGGTGCCGGTCGCCAACCCGCCGGGCAAGGTCCCGGTCGTGGTCAGGCGCACGCGCATGCCGGTGCGCAAGCGCGCCGTGCCGTCGGCGAGCGTCAACGTATCGGCCGCCGCATCGGCGGTGAAGGTGACGGATTTATCGGCGACCGCGACCATTTCGTCGCTGGCATTGGCCGCGGCGATCAAGGCGTCGTCGTCGATTTCGGCCCAGGCGGCGCCGAAGCCGCCGAGATTTTGCGCGAGCGTCAAATAATAGGCGACGGCGAGCGCCCAATTGTCGGTCCAGCCGGTCGAATCGTCGCGCGGGTCGTGCAGATCGGCGGCGCGCGCGACGCACGACACGTTGGGCGTGCCGCCGCCGAACAGCGATTCGTTCCAGTCGAGCTGGACGTAGAGTTTGCCGCAGCCGTCCTGCTTGTGGTCTTCGGTCCAGGTCGCGCCGAGCGCATCGGTCAACGCGGCGTTGAGGGCGGAATCGCCGTCGGTCGTGCCGCGCCCGAACCATGCTTTGACGTTGCCGGCGTATTTGCCCGTGGCGTTGCCGCCGATCCCGGCGCCGAATTCCCAGTCGAGCGGCACTTGTTCGTCGTTGATCCAAAGCTCGTCGAGCCGGCCGAGCGGTTGGACCGACAGCGTGATCAGCAGATGCAGCTTGCCGTTATTCGCCCCCGTGGATTCGACCAGGGTTTGCGCGCCCGACAGGCGCAAGCGGCCGACATGCAATTTGCCGGTGACGATCGGCTGGCGGATCGCCAGCGTGCGGTCGCGCGAGATATCGGGCAGCGACGGCGCCTCGGCCGCCTTGGGTTTGGGCGTCAGCGCCTGGGTGACGAAGCCCAGGGCCAGCGAGCCCACGCCCGCGACGGCGGCGGCGGTCCACGAGAAGCCGAAGGTCAAGCCCGTGGCCAGCGTGCCGCCGATCTGCAACCCGCCCAGCGCCGCCGCCCCCACGGCCGCGACGACCGGCGCCGCCGGAGCCGGTTCGGGAATCGCGATCAGCGCGGTCGTGGCGAGCAACAGGGACAGGCGGCGCATGGGTCAGATCCGCCAGGCGCGCGCGGCCGCGCGGATCGGCAGGAAGGCGATACCGACCGGGGCGGCGAAGGCGCCGCGCCCGTCGGGGGCGACCAGGCCCAGCGCCCAGGCGCGCTTGCCGTGCAAAGACAGGATATCGGCCAGCAGCACGTCGCCGCGCTGGGCGAAGCCGGGCGCGATCGCTTCCAGCCCGGCATCGCGCGCCAGCGCATCGGCCGCTTCGGGCAAGCCGCCGCCGGCATGGATTTTCAGCGCCAGCGCGGCCGAGACGGCATCGTCATACGCGCCGCGCAAGACCGCCATCGGATCGACGCCGGTCATCGCGCGCACGCCGTCGCAGGCGAAGACGCAGCAATCATGCACGCCCCATTCGAAAACGCGCGCCCGCGCGGCGGCGATATGGCGCGCCAGGATTTCGGGCCAATCGGATGCGCGGGTCACGAACGCCCCCAGGCGATGACGCGGTCCTGCAACGCGGCGACGTAGTCGAAGCCCTTGTCGCCCGCCGATCGCGTGGCTTGATCTTCGGGCGTGTAGCGGGTTTCGCGCGGGCGCTTCAGCGTGTTGAGCAGGTTTTCGGACGAGATCGCGATGGTCAGCGTGTCCGCGTCGTCGTCGGTCGTGGGCACGGCCGCCGTGCCCTCGAACATCAGGATCGGATCGGCGATCAAAGCGCCGGCGGCGTCGAGGAAACCCAGCCAGCGCCGGCAGGGCAAGTTCTGGCGCAAATCGCCGATCGCCGCCGACAGCAAGGCGGGGTCGATACCCGACAGCGTGTAGACATCGCCCGACGCGCGCAGATCGAGCGTTTCGTCGGCCGTTTGCACGCCGCCGAAGGTGCCCACCCCGGTGAAGGTCTTGCCGTCCCAAGCCAGATCGCCGATGCCCGACCACGCGCGCACAGGCGCCCCGGCGGTTTCGATTTCGACCAGCATGACCGGATATTTGACGCGCGCGGCGATTTGCGCGGCCATCTCGGTCGTGAGATTCCTGGGCATTTTTTATCCGCCCCGCGCGCGGTTTTTTTTCCGCGCGCCGCGAGCCGCCACACCAACCCTCGCGGCGCGCGTAAGATTGGAGTTCGCGAGCAACATCACAGCGCCTCGACCGCCGAGAAAGACAAACCGTAGATCTTGGCTTCGCCGACCGACCATTCGCGCGCGTTGGTGGCGAGCCGGAACGTGCCCTTGCAATTCGCCGTGGCGATCGCGGCGTTGTTGGTGGCGCCTTCAAGCCGCAAGGCGGGCCAGATATCGAGCGTGGCCTTGCCCGCCCCGTCGGAATTCGCATCGGTCAGCACGCGGTGCAGGCGGCGCGTGGCGCCCGATCCCAATTCGATGAAATCGCCGGCCTTCAGAATGCCGGTCGTGCTCGTCGTCCAGCCTTTCGTCGCCAGCGTGCGCGCGGCGGCGCTTTGCGTGCCGTCGACCAAGGGCGTGCCGGTCGCGATTCCCTTCGGCGTTTTGGCCGTGGGATCGCCCAGATGGAACGTGCCGAGCCGGCCGCGCAACGCCAAAGCCCAGGCTATCCAGGCATCGGCTTCGATCCGGTCCATCGGCGGCAGATCGACATCGCAGCCCCAGGCATCGCCGTCGAAGGCTTGGGTTTCCTCGCGCAGCGTGAAGGGGCTGCGCGTGATGGCGATAACGTCCATCGCGCGCCAATTCAGCGCGCGGAAGACCGGCGTCGCCGGATGCGCGAGGGGATAGGTCACGCTCATGCCGGGATCGCGCCCCGTTGCCGCGCGGCGGTGACGGCCATGACGGCGCGTTTTTCGACCGAGCCGTTGACCTGACGGATCATTTCTTCGACGCGGCGCAACCCGTCTTTGTCGGCGCCCTTGGCGTCGATATAGAACGTATCGCCGCTGCGCCCGCCGCCGCTGGCATCGTGCGGGAAGATGCGCCCGGCCACATCGGGCACGAAGGGCTCGGGCCCTTCCTCGCCGACCATGTACCAATTGCCGGGCGACACGCGCCCGCCTTTGGCGCGCGGGCCGCCGAAGCTCAACCCCGTGGTGCCGGTCATGCCGGTCGCGGCGTCGGTCGGGCCGCCGGCGGCCTGGGAACCGCCGAACAACCCTTTGAAGATGCCGCCGCCGTCCGACAGCGTGGGGGAATTGCCGCCGAAGATCGCGTTCTTGATCGGGTTGGCGATCGCCAGTTTCATGAAATCGGCATAGATGCTGGCGACGACGGCGCGCGCGACATTGGTCAGGCTTCCCAGCGCGTCCTTGCCCTCGATCGCCATATCGACCATCGCGTCGCCGATGCGGTCGAAGGCGCGCTCGCCCATATTGGCGAGGAAATCGTAGGTCGCCTGCTGGCGCTGCACGGCGGCGGTTTGTTCGTCGGTCGCCGCTTTCAGGCGCTTGGCCGCGTCGACCTCGTCCTTCGCCAAACGATCGACGTCGTCCGGCTTCATGCCGGGGTTGGCCGCCATCAAACGCTGCTTGGCGAGGTAGAGATCGAGCTGTTCGTTGACCAGTTCGAATTGCCGCGTGTGCTTGTTCCAGACGATCGTCGATTGCTCGACCAGCGGGATCTGCGCGCGCGTCTGGGCGATCTGTTCTTCGACCTTCTGCGCGATCAGAACCTGCTGGTTGCGGAACTCGGCCGACGCCGCCCGTTCCTTCTCGCGCTCGGCGGCTTGGGCGGCGGCCGTGGCGCCTGCGTCGAGCTGGGCGCGGCGCAAATCGACCAGCGCTTCGACCTGAAGCTGGATCGCCACGGCCGCGTCGATCTGCGCCTTGGTGTATTTCGGCCCCAGATCCTTGATCTGGCCATCGATCACCGCGATGTCGCGCTCGCGTTCCAGGCGCAGGCGCAACGCGGCGCTTTCGATCTGGCCGTAGGAATCCTTCTGCAATTGCAGGCTTCGGACCAGCGCGTCGCCCGCGGCTTGATTGGTCAATTCGCGCGTCGAGACCGGCAGATTGGGCGTGCCCGGCGACGCGGCCGGGGCGGCCGGCGCGACCGCCGCATCCGGCATCGTCGGCAGATCGCGATAGGGCGAATTGGGCGCCGCCGGGCCGATGCCCTGGGCATTGAGATAGCGGCGCACTTCGGCGAGACGGCGATTTATATCCATCTCGACCATCGGGCGACCGAGGCCCATTTGCTCTTGCTTCAGTTCCTCGATCAGGCGCTGCTCGTCCTGCGCCGTATAGGTTTTCGGGCCGGGGGCGAGCATCGCGCCGGTGACGGCCGAGCCCGCGACGACGGCGCCCGGCACGCCCGCGACGCGGGCCCCCGCCCCGGCCGCCAGCAACCCGGCCAGCAACGCGGCCTTGGTCTTGTCGAGATTGTTGATGTAGTCGACGATCTTGGCAAGGCCGTCGGCGACGGCGACGAAGCCGACTTTGCCGAGCTGGGCGGCCTTGTCGGACAATTCGTCGAAGCGTTTGATCGCTTCGCTGTCGATCACCGCCCCGGCTTCGCGGGCCTTGCGCGCGATGCCGTCGAGACCGACATCGGCGATCTCCATCAGCAGCGGCAGCAATTTCTGCCCCGACTTGCCGAAGAAATCGACCACGGCGGCGGCGCGCTTGGCCGGGTCTTCGATGCCCGCGATGCCCTTGGCGACGTCCGAGAGCACGGCGCCGGTGTCGCGCTGCTTGCCGTTGACGTCCAGCAAGCTGACGCCGAGATCGCGGAAGCGGCGGATCAGCGCGTCGTTGCCCTCGCCCGCCTCGCCGATCGAGCGCGTCAAACGCGCGATGCCGGTTTCCAGCGTTTCGGCCGAGGCGCCGGCGGCCAGCGCCGTGTATTGCAGCGCCTGAAGCTGCTCGGTCGTGACGCCGAGCTGATCGGCCAGCTCGCCCAGCCCGCCCACGGTATCGATCACCGATTTGGCGTAGGCGACCATGGCGCCCACGCCCAGCGACAAGCCGATCGAGCCCAAGGCCTGGGCCGTTTTGGTCGAGATGTCGCGCACCTGATTCATGCTGCGCGTCATCTGCGACGTGTTTTCGGACACGATGCGGCGCGCGGCGTTCATGTCGCGCTGAAGCGTCGCGGTTTGCGCCTCCAGCCGAAGAACGAGGGCGCCGATGTCCTGGGACATGGATCAGGTTTTCTTTCGCGTTTTCTTTTTGACGGGGTTCAGCGCGCCGATCAGCGCGGTTTTCAGATCGTGCTGTTCGACGCGTTTGCGCAACGCCGGATCGAGGAACGGCATGAAGTCGATCGGTTTGAACGGCTTCGTCTTCTTCGGATCGCGTTTGAGATTGACCATCAGGCTGGCGAGGATCGCCATCCGCCAATCGCCGCGCTCCGGCCCGAACGGATCGAGCCGGTCGAGCGCTTGCAGCTCCGCCCAATCCTTGGCCGGCAAGGTCCGGTCGAGATCGGAGGGATAGACACCGAATGCGAGCGCCAGGCGCAGCCTTAGCTGGCGCCAGGGCTCGCGTCGGAGTTTCCCGCGATCTTCTCCGCTTCCGCGACGCCCAGGGCGTTCAGTTCGTTGATGCGCGCGATCAGCCGGTTGATCTGGCGCACGGGCTTGCGCTTCAGCGCCGGAACGTCGTCGGCGGTGAAGATCGGCGCGCCCGCTTCGTCGACCACGCACGCCACGATCAGCAGCGGCGCGTAATCGACGCCCGAGGCCGATTGCAGCTCCATCGCCTCGGCGAAGGGGACGGCGCGCAGATGCACCGTCCCGCCCCATTCCGGCATGTCGAAGGGCACGATCGCGGGCGCCACGTCGAGGATCGCCGCGCGATCGAGGGCTTTCTTCGGCGCGGTCATGTTACGACCACGTCACGGCGCCGGTGATGCGCAGCGCCAGCGAGGCCTGCACCACGTCGTCGACGCCGCCCGAAATCGAGAACCCCTTCGCGAAGGCCTCGAATTCCAGCGTGGTCGTATCCGCGTCGGGGAACACGATCTCGAAATTGCGCTTGCCGAACGGCGCGACGTTTTCGGCGCGCGCGATGCGGCAGAATTGCTGGCCCGCGTTCGTCGGGTCGAGATTGACCTCGAGCGTGATTTCGCCTTCGTCGGCGAGGCCGCGGCGAAATTCCTTCGCGTCGGAATCCAGCGACGTCACGTCGATATCCGACGCTTGGCCGCCGGGGCCGGAGAACGACTTGACCTCGCCGATCGCGGCGTGGGCGGTCAGCGTTTTCGACGCGGAGGCGACGTCGGTGATCGACGCCGAGACGGTGAGTTGCAGCGCCTCGACCAGCGTGATCGTGCCGCAATTGGCGTTGGTGCCGTCGGTCGTGGTCAGCGTCATGCCCACCAAGAACCCGTCGGTCACGAACGAGCCGGTCGTGCGCTTGATCAGGCTGCCGGTCGCTTCGAATTCGACCGCCAGGGTTTTCTCGAGCACGCCCCGGATGATCGTCTTCTGGGCGCTGATCGCTTTCGAGGCCATGTTCTTCTCCTAGATTTCGGCGTTGACGAGATAGTCCGCACCCGCCCGGTACAGGGCTTTCGGGCTGGCGTCGGGTTCGTAAAGCTCGCGCCGGTCGATCCGGCGGCAGGCGAGGATTTTCACGCCGCCGGCGGGCGTGCCGGCATAGCCGTCGAGCGCCAGGCGGATCGCTTTCTCCAGCGAAGCGGCATCGGCGTATTTCTCGGCCCAGCAATCGAAGGTCACGCGGCACCATTCGAGTGCTGCGGCCAAGCCATCGAGCGACGCGGATTTTTCGACCGACGACGCGATGTAATAGGTGACGTAAGGCAGCGCAGCTTTCTGCGGCGCGACCAGCGGATGGATCCGCGCGGCCGAACCCGTGCCGCCGACCAGCGCCGCGACACCCGCATTCGCGGCCAGCACGGTGCGCAGGGAAGAACCCAGGTTACTCATTTCTTGCCCGCGAGGCGCTTGGCCTGCCGCTCGATCCCGGCCTTCAGACGCGCAACGATCGCCGTCAACGCCCTCGGCGCGCCCGCATCCATCGCTGGCCGCATAAAGGGCCGGGCGGGTTGCGCCGCGACATCCGTTCCATAGAATTTATTCAGATCCGTCAGCACATCCGCGCGAACGGTCTGCACCGGCCCCCGGCCATATTCGAGCCACTTGGCGTAGAACGCCCGGCCCGTCGTCACGCCGACGGCGACGGCACCGTCATAAAGAAGCTTGAGGTAGCGGACCTTGATGTTCGCGCGCAGATCGCCCCATTTATGAACTTTCGGGCTATCCGGGGCGCGCGCCAAAACCTCTTTGCGCAAAACCTGACCTCCCGCGAACATCGCGCCCGTCAATTCGCGTTTCGCGATCGCCTGCGGCAGTTCCTTCAGCGCGGCGTCGAGCGCCTTCAAGCCGTCGATCCGAAAATCGACGAGGGGATGCCCGCTATTGGGCGTGCCGATCGGCATGTTGCTTCCTTAGTCCGCCCGCGCGGTGCAGCGCAGCTCGAGGCCTTCGCGCCGGCCGATCTCGGCGATCGCGGCGATGTCGTAATCCTTGCCGTCATAGGTCAGGCGGTTGGCGGGCGTGACGTCCGACCGCCAGCGGATGCGGAAAACCGTCTCGACCTCGGCGTTGACCGCTTGCGCGGCGAGATATTCGCGGCCGCGCAGATCGCGCTTTTCCGCCCACACCGTGGCGAGATCGGCCCAGGTTTCGATCGCTTGGCCCGAGGCGTCGTTGGCCAGCGTTTTCGCGCGCAAGGTCACGCGGCGATCGAGACGGCCCGCTTTCAATTCAGACATAATGCACGCGGAACGGGAAAAGCAGCGCCTTGACCGCGGCGTTTTCGGTCAGCGCGCGTTCGGCTTGGGCGGCGCGGTTTTCGTAGAGGTCGGTCAGGATCAGCTTGATCGCCGACTTGATCGCTTCGGGCACGGACTCGCCGTCGCCATAGCCCGCGACGAATTGGAAGCGCGCGCGCGCCGCCCCCGCCCAATCGGACGACGGCCACGCCTTGTCCGGCATCGGGCCGACGGTCGCCGGCGGGGCGTAAGGCCCGGCGGGGGCGAGCACGTCGAAATCCGCCAGCGTGGCTTCGGCATAGGTGCCGGAAGCGCCGCGCACTTCGATTTTTTCCAGCGACGCCAGCGGCGCCTTGGGCAATTCCAGCCATTTCCCCGCGCAGGGGAAATCGTCGAGCGTCCACAGCCAGGTCTGCGCCACGAAAGCGCGGTTGGTGTGGGCTTCCGCCGCCTGGCGCGCCGCGACGATCAAACCGCCGATCAGCGTATCCTCGGCCGTGCCGTCGACGCGCAGATGGATCTTCGCGTCGGCCAGCGTCACCGGCTCTTCGTCCGGCGGCGTGGCGAGGGCGAGGAAGGGCAGCGGCATGGGGATAGCGGGGCGAGGCCGAAGCCCCGCCCCTTGTCCTTCGCGTTGCGGTTAGGCCGGCGGGTTCGACGTCGGCGCCTGGGCCGGGTGGCCGAGGATCGCGACAGCGGCGACCAGCGCCGCCGACGCGTTGCCGGCCGGCGTGATCGTCAGGCGCACATAGCGTTTCGTACCGGCATAGCCGATCTTGAAGCACTTGTTGTCATCGCCCTGATTGAACGAGGCCAGCGCTTCGGTGCCGATCAACTCGTCGTCGGACACCGCCGCCGCCGTGCCGAAGCCGGCCGCGTCGTCATGCTCGACCAGCGCCGTGAAAGTGGCGCCGGCATCGGCGAGCGAGCCGGCCAGGATGGCGAAGGTCAGCGAGTTGTAGCCCTGGGTGTCGATGATCTGCGAAACCTGGGCCGTGTCGTCCGACACCGAAACCGGGCTGATGGCCCGCTTCAGGTGCACGTTGTTCATGAGATCGCGCATCGGAAAAACTCCTGTTGGCGCGTGGAAACGATGAAGGGCCCGAGTTTCCCCGGGCCCTTCGCGTGGATCGCCGTTCGGGAGGTTCGGCGCTTACGAGCCGAACTTGACGAACTTCACCGCGTCGAAGTTCAACGCGCCGCCGCCCACGCGGCGACGCGTGAACAGCTTCACGTAACCCTTGGCGGTGTAAGGGTCGCGCAGCGTGCTGATGCCCGCACGATCGACGACCTGATAGCCTTCCTTCATGTCGCCGAAGGCCATCGACAGCGAACCCGTCGCCAGGGTCGGCATGTCCTGGGCGATCGACACGGGGAAACCCAGCAGCGTCTGCGGCTTGCCCTGCTGCAAGCCAGGCTGCCAGAGATAGCCGTTGGTCGTCGATTCCTTGAACTTGCGGACCTTGGTGATCACCTCGCGCCGCGTGAGCCAGGTCGCGTTGGCGAGATAGGCGTCCTTCATCGCACCGACCACGTCGAACAGGATGTCCGCCGGCGTGGACGACGCGAAGTCGCCGTTGTTCGCCGTCGCGACGTGTTCGAACGTGCCCCAAGCGCGCGACCCGTCCGCCGTCGCGGCCGTGTCGTAGGTCGTGAGACCGCGCGGCTTGCCCACACCGTTGCCGGTGAGGAAGGCCGCGTTCTCGACGCGCGCGAAGCGATCGGAGACCTTGCGGTTAAGCCACGCCTCCACGTCGAAGACGCCGTCTTCGAGCATCTTCAGCGTGACCTTGGGCTGGGCGTAGATTTCGTGCGTCGGGATCGACCACTTGCCGATCGCCGGCGTATCGGTATCGGCGCGCGTGCCCATTTCCGACACCCAGCCGCCTTCATCGGCCTCGTCGGTGTCGTTGATGCCTTCCAGCACGTCGACGCCGATGGTGACGATATCGGCCAGTTGGCGCATGGGCGAGATCTCGAACACGCGCTGGACGATGCGGCCGGACATATCCGCCGGGACCAAATAGCCACCCGAGGGATCGAGACCGACGGCCAAAGTCTTCACTTCGTCGGCGCTCCACCCTTTGTCGGATTTGCGCAGAACGGTTTCGAAGCTTTTGCGGTAGTCGGCATAGATTTCGGCCGAGACCGGCGCGCTGCCGGCCTTGCGCAGCAGATTGAACGCCTTCAACTGCTTTTCGGAATCCTCGAGGGCCGGGCCGCCATTGTGGCCGAGACCGGGGCGCGCCAGCAGCGCTTCGAGCTGCTTTTGCGCCTTTTCCTGGCCCGCGAGCTTCAGCTCGATCGCGTCCTTGGCGGCGTGCAGTTTGGTCAGCGCTTCCTCGACCTTCGTGAGATCGGCGGGAGCGGCCTTCGTGCCGGCCTTGATTTCCTGCAGTTCCTTCTCGTTCTTGGACTTGAAATCCTCGAACGCGCGGCCGAGATCGCCGATGATCTTCGGCAGTTGCGACACGTCGGGCGTGCCGGCATCCTTCTCTTCGAAATCCAACATCGGATTTCCTTTCTTCAGCTTTTGAGGGTGGAGAGGAGCCGCTGGAGCGCGGCTTCCGTTTCGTCGTCGCCCTCGCCGGCCTCGCGCAGGCCGAGAGCTTTGAAACCTTTGGCGAGGATCGCCTTGGCTTCCATGCGGGAGAACCCGGCCTCGCGCAGGGCTTTCTCCGCGTCATTCAGCGTCAACCCTTCGCCCGACTTCACCTGGCGGATCCGCGATTTGGGATTGGCCGGGAAGGTGACGAGGCTGACTTCGTAGAGATCGATGGCTTCGAGTTTGCGGCGCGGCTCGTCGGGCTTCGAGCGCGCGGTGAATTTCTTGGCGACGTAGCCGATCGACAGACCGTTGAGCGCCGGGCGCGGGTCCATCTTCAGCAGCTTGTAGGTGTCGAGCCCGCGCGCCGTATCGGCGAGCACGCCTTCGACCTTCAAGCCGTGGCCGTCCTCGGCCAGATCGGTCCACACGCCGATCGGGTTCATATCCTCGCCCGTCATGCCCCAGCCGCCGTGCTGGGCGAGCATCGCGGGCCAGTTGCCGGATTTGCGCGCCGCGGCCAGCGTTTCGGCGAAGGCGCCGGGGGCGATCACGTCGCCGTAGGAATCGACGTTGCCGAACACGGCGCCGTAGCCCGAAAACTTCATGCCTTCGGCGGGGTCCTTCGCGAGCTTCACCTCGCGCAGGCCGAATTCGCTGCGGTCCATTCGCTTTACTCCTTCTTCGGCGCCTTGTCGGACGCCGGATCGGCGCCGAGCGCCATGTTCGACGGGGTCAACGGCTCGTCGAGGCCGGCGATCGCGTCCATTTCCTCGAGCGCGCGGGCTTCGTTGCGCGTCATCCAGCCGGCGAGAATCGCCTTGGCGTAGAATTCGGCGCGGGTCTTCGCGTCGCCACGCATCAATCCCTGCACCGACAACTTCACATAGGCGCCGGATTTGCGTTCCGCTTCGGTCAGCAGATCGCGCGCGAACACCTGTTCGACGCGGCGCACCCACGGCAGCAGCGTGTGCACCACATGCGCCAGGAACATCTGTTCCGCCGAGGCGTAGGTCGCGGTTTTATCCGCGTGGCCGATCATGATCGGGAAGACGCGCAACGCGCGGCACACTTCCTCGATCTGGAATTTGCGCGTTTCCAGATGCTGGGCGTCGACGCCCGACATCGAAACCTGCTGCCACTTGGCCGAGCGGTCGAGGATCAGCGGCTTCGCCGCGTTTTCGAGCCCCTGATACTTCGCGATCACCGCGACGAGGCGCTCGTATTGTTCGGCGGTCAGACTGTCCTGCACCGACCACACGCCCGACGTCTGCACGCCGTTGCGATGCAGCTTGGCGTGGGCTTCCTCGGTCGCCAGCGCCAGGCCGATCGCTTCGCGCGCCAACTGGATGCCCGGCAGGCCGGTGAAGCCATCGAGCGAGGGGCCGCGCACGCGCAGCATATCCTCGAACTTCACGATCAGCTTCGTCGACGGACCGTCGGTCGCGACGCGCAGATCGACTTCATAATAGACGCGCCACTTGTCGTCGCGCTTCTCGGTGACCCACGCCGCGGGGATGGGCAGCAACTCCAGCACGTCGCCCGAGACCGGCGAACGGGTTTTCAGCGCGTAGCCCGCGCGGCCCAGCACCGCGTTGAACAGCAGCGTTTCGACGAATTCGAAGGTCGTTTGGAACGAATTGGGCCCGTCGGCCAGCAGCCGCGCGCCGGCCCCTTCCGTGATCTCGATCCGCCGGCGATCCTGATTGCGATAGATGCCGATCGGCAGTTGGGCGACGCCTTCGGCGATGACGCGCGTGCAGCCCAGCGCCGCCGTGCATTGCAACGCCGTGGTCCAGGTGACGGACACGCCGGTCTTGCTGGGCGTGCCGCCGTAGATCTGGCGAATAAGGTCGAGCGTGCTGATGCCGTTCGACTTGCGCGCGAACGGGTTAAACCTCGACAGAACGCCCATGACTTATGCCGCCGATTCCCACCACGACTTGCCCGTCGCCGGGGCGGTCGTGCCCTTGACGCCGATCGCCATGATGGCCGCGACGATGCCGTCGATGCGCTTGGGCGTGCGGCGGCGGTCGGGCTTCACGGGCTTGATGTTGTCGGCGCCGTCGGCGATGAACGTCACGCATTGCGCGTTCCAGCGCGCGACCGGGTTGGCGCCGTGCGCGAGCAGGCCGCCGGTGATCAAGCGTTCGAATTCCTTGCTGGGGGCGGACATCGACGCGAAGCCCTGGCCGAATTGCTTCATCGGAATGCCGTCGCCCATCAATTGGCTGGAGATTTGCGTCGCGTTCCAGCGGTCGATCGCCAGATCGCGGATATCGACGAGTTCCTTCAACGACGGGCCCTTATGCGCGGGATGTTCCACGCCGCCCGAGACGAAGGCGCGGATCGCGTCGTAGTCGACGACGTCGCCTTCGGTCGCGACTATCCAGCCTTCGTCGATCCAGCGCGAATAGGGCACGCGGTCGCGATGCTCGCGCTCGCGCAATTCCTTCGGCGCGCGCACCGGCAGCCAATAGCGCCACCACATGTCGATCCCGCGCCCGTCGGGCCAATCGGCGGCCAGCGCCAGCACGGTCAAGTCGGTCGTCGAGGAAAGATCGATGCCGCCCCAGCACACGCGGCCCTTCAGATCGTCGAGCGTGACGCGGCGCGCGGGCAGTTTGTCCCACGCGTCCATGTCGATGCCGCCGGCCTTCTTCTCGTTCCAGACGTTGAGGTGGTAGCGCTTGAAATCCGCGATCTTCGCGGGCTTGCCTTCGCATTTCACCACTTCGGCGGCGAGGTAATCCTCTTTCACCGACACGCCGAGATTGGGGTTGGCCTTCGCCCAGGTTTCGGGCGCGCGCCAATCGTCGTCGGCGTCGGCGGCGTAGATCACCGCGTGGAAGGTCGGGTCGATCACGTCGCCGCGCAGCACCGCCGTCGCGTATTCGTGCATTTCGTGGCCGTAGCCGATGCCGGGCTCGCCCGCCGTGGTTATCAGAATCTCGAGCGGCTGGCGGCGCGCGCCCGTGCCCTTGTGCACCACGTCGTGCAATTCGCCGTCGGGCCATTCGTGCAGCTCATCCGCCACGGCGCCCGAGGGGCTGAAACCGTGCTTGCCGCCGGGGCGCGAGCTCAACGGCTCGAAGCGGCCCATCAGCGCGTGGCAGAAAATCGACTTCTTGAAGACTTTGGCTTCGTCGTAGAGCGCCTTCGACAGGCCGATCATCACGCCGGCCTTGTTAAAAACGATCTTGGCTTGGTTCTCGTCGACGGCCATCGAGTAGATCTGCGCGCCGGGTTCGCCATCGGCGATCAGCAGCAACAGCGCGAGGCCCGCCGCGAATTCGGTCTTGCCGTTTTTGCGCGGCAGTTCGAGATAGGCTTGGCGGATGAGACGCGTGCCGTCGGCGCGCTTCCAGCCGAAAACGGTGCGGACAAAGGCTTCCTGCCACGGCGACAAGCGGAACGGCCGGCCCCACCATTCGCCCTCGGTGTGGCGCAGGTAGGTGTGGAAGAAGTCGACCGCGGCTTGCGCGGCGGCGGGGTCGTACCACGCGCCAAATTTCTCGCCGCCGTGCGGGCACACCGGCAGCCCCGCGGGCAAGGCCAGCGGCGCTTCGGCGAGGGCGGCGGTCATGACGATCCGATCAGTTGGGCAGCGAGGTTGCGGCACGCGCGAGCAAGCCCACGGGGCTGGACGGCGTTTCGTTGACGGGCGGTCCGGCGTTCGGCGCGCCGCCGACGGGGTTGGCGTTGGCATCGGCCTGGCCGACGCGATCGAACAGGTCGCCCATCGGCAGCATCGAAAGCTGGCGCAGGATTTGATGACGTGAGGCGGGCGTCAGGCCGAAACGGTCTTCCAGCGTTTCGAGGCGATTCTCGATCCGCTCGCGGATCAGGAATTTGGGATTGAGGCGGTGCAACCCTTCCGGGTTGTGCTCCGACTTCGCGAGGTAGGTTTCGCCTTCGCGACGGATGGCGCGCGTGAGCGACCACCATTTCGACAGATGCTCGCAGTAGCGCGCGAAGGCGTCGACGTCGGTCGGGCGGAGAAACTGAAGACGCTCGAGCTCGGGCGCCAGCTTGTTCCAAACCGTGCGCGCGTCCTTCGACAAACTCGGATGCGCGACGATCTTGCTGCCGGCGACACCGGCGAGCGGCGGCGCTTCGATGATGCGACGCTTGCCCGGATTGCCTTTCGCGCGTTTCAGCGCGGCGGGCTCCGGTTTCGGTCCTCGCGTCATCGTCCGTTGCTCCAAAAAAAAAATTCTGGGAAACTTGCGGGCACGAAAATTTGGGTACGGGCTCGGTCTAGGAGCGCAGGGCCCCAGAGATTTCACCCCCCCTACCCCGTCGCCCGATCGCGCGCGGTCTTCGCCTTGTGGCACGGCTCGCAGAGCGGCTGGAGGTTGGATCGTTCGTCGGTCCCGCCCTTCGCCTTCGGCACGATGTGGTCGACATGGACCGCCGCCGTAACGCGCGGCTTGCACGCCCGGCAGAGCGGTTCCTCGCGCAGCACCTGGGCGCGCAGCTTCTGCCATCGCCCGCCATAGCCCCGCGCGGTGCTCGACGTTGTCGTCGAAGCCCAAGGGACTGGCGGCTTCCATCCGGCGGGCCGATGCTTGGGCGGTGCGGCCGGCATGCGAACCCCTTAAACGAAACCGCCCGCCGCGATCCATCATGGACCGGGCGGGCGAGTATCGGACACAGCTTTAGCGTTCGGAGGGAATGTCAACCCTTCGCCGTAACCGTGTCAAGCGCCTTTCGCTTCCAAGGCTCGCGCGGGCACGCGGGCGCGGTCGGCAAGTGATCGCGCAAGGCCCCTTGCAACCCTTCGGCGAGCAGCGTCAGCAGGTCGTGCCAGCGCGTATACATGGCCCGCACGTTGTCGAGCACGTCTTGCCGCACGGTCCAGCGCATCTTGAACTGGCCCTTGATCACGTTGTCGTGCTGATCGCGCAACGGAATGGGCCGACCGCGCGCATCGCGCATCGGCACCAGCTTGGCCACCACGTCCGGATAGCATTCCGGCCGCCGTCCGCTCGACGCCATCATGATCACGAGCCCGGCATCGACCTCGCCCAGCGCGCACACCGCTTGATGCACGATCTCGGCATCGGGGTGAACGTCGCCATGCGTGTACCCGCCGCCATCGACCCGGCAGCCGAGCTCGCCGATCCGCGCCACGGCCGCCACGCCATCGGCCGACGACCCGGCCCATTCGATCCCATCGGCCAAGCGCTCGGCCTCGTGCAGCCCCACGCCGCCGCTTTCGTTCTTGGCCGCGAGCTGCTTGGCGTAAACCCAAAACAACAGCGCCTCGATATCGATCGCCGCCTTGGCGCCCGCTCCGCGCTGCCGCGCCGCGCCGAGCCCCATTGTTAGCGCTCCATTTCCGCTTTTCCGGCCCATTTTCTTCATCTCCTATGGAAAAAAAAGACAGCGCGTCAGCGCGCCACACCACCCAAGCCCTTGCGCGCGCGAAGAAAGAAGCCTCCGAAACGCCCGGCGAGCCCCAGCGCGTTTCAGCGCGCCAGCGCGCGCCCCGCGCCGAACCTCGCCGGCACGCGCCGACGCCCCGCGCCGGAGGCCGGCACGGCCGCGAGGGGGGCTCGCGCCCCAAAACCCCTTTCTTTCGCGCGTTAGGTTTCGCCGTCGTCTTTCGGCGGCGGCGGGCCATCTTTGGCATCCGACGGCCCGCGGATGCGCCAGCCGATCACGCCCTTGTCGTTGCCGCCGTTGACCGAATTCCAGATATCGCCCCATTCGAGGCCCGCGGCGCGCGCCAGCTTCCCGATCGCGCGCGTGTCGACCTTCTTGCCGCCCTGGCGCCATTCGTTGAACTCCTTGGCGAGATCGCCCGCGCGCACGCTGTCGGCACCGATCACGCCCTTGATCAGCCGCGCGCGGATGAAATCGAACATCGGATTGGCGTCTTCGCGCATCGAGCGGTTCAAATCGGCACCCGCCTTCGGCGGCACGAATTGCCCGCCGCGCGCGATCAACCGCGCCGCCCCCTCGATCGCGAGATTCAGCAAGCCCGACATCTGCTCGGGCGTGGTCATCTTCGCCAGCAATTCGCGATCCTGCTCGTCCTTCTTCAAAACCTTGGTGAACGGGATGATCAGCAGGCGGTTGAACGTCGCGGCCGAGCGGTCGTTGATCACCGGCAGGTTGTTGGTCGCGATCATGTGCTTGGCGATGGGCACGTAATCGTGCGGCGCCTCGTATTTGGGGTTCAACAGCAACGGCTCTTCGGTCGAGATCATCGTCTTGAACCCGCCGTCCTTGATCAGCGCGTCGGTCGTCAGCTCCGTCAGCACGTTCAAGCGCTTGTGTTTGATCACCGCGCGCTGCACGGGATCGTCCATCGCGTCCACGCCCAGCGCGCAGCAGAATTCGTCGCCGACCAGCTTGCGCGCCAGCATCAGCGGCACCGACTTGCCCGTGTCGCCCTCGCCGAAGCACAGCACCGCTTGCTTGAACTTCGCGTGCGGCAGCGCGATGTAGCCGAAAAAATCGACCAGTGCCGCCGCGCGATCGTCGGGCGGCTGCATGCCCCCGGGCTCGCCGAACCACAATTCCAACGCGCTCTCGAACACGTCGGCCTTGGCGTGCCGGTCGTAATCCACGGGCAGCACGCCGGCCAGCCAATCCTCGCGCCGATGCCCGCGCAGGCGCTTGGTCGTCACGTCGACCACGCCGTTGCGCACCGGGATCTCGTTGTCCCCGCAGCGCATGAATTCCAGATCGTGCTTGTAGCTTTCCGACTTGATCAGCGCGACGATGTCGGAAATGCGGGACCGCTTGGTCGTCCCCGTCTCCGACACGTCGCCCACATACGCGATGCGCGCCAGCGTGGCGTCGAACACCGGCTCCCAATACCGGCCGTTATAGCCATAGCAAAGCCCCGTCGGGCCCTGCACCAGTCCGGCGAACAATTCGCCGCGCTCGAAGCACGACGGCTCCGCCATGCGCTCCAGAATCGCCTTGGCGACCGCATAGGGCGACTTCGCCCGCGCGCGCGCGCGCTCCGCCCCTTTGTCGAGCTTGGTCCTTGCCATGGGTCAGGCGGCGCTGCGGTCGGTCTTTTGAACGATGCCGAACTGCGCGCGCGCCAGCGCTTCGGCCAGCGGCGGGCACACGGAATTGCCGCACATGCGGATCTGCGCCGCCTTCGACAAGCGCTTGCCCTCGGGGCCTTCGTCGATGCGATAGGAATCGGGGAAGCCTTGCGCGCGATAGAGCTCGCGCGGGGTCAGCATCCGCATGCCGATATCCGCGATGGCGTAGGTGATCCCGTCGACCGTGACGGTCACGGCCGCCAGGCGCGCCTTGGTCGGGATGGTGTGCGCCGGTGCGTCGGCCGCTTGGTCTTGGCTGCCCTCGCCGTAGTATTTGGCCAGGAACGCCGCGACCAGCGCGTGATGCGTGCCCCCGGCGGCGATGGTCGCGACCGGCGCCGATGCGCCATGCCCGGATTTCGCCGTGCCGTGCAGATCGGAGATATGCGCCGCCACCACGGTCTGATGGCTGCACGTTCCCGTCAACGTGCTGACCGGTTCGCGCGCATCGTGCCCGACCATGCCGCCATTGTGCTGCGCCAGGAAGGCGGCGACGGCGGCATGCTTCGCCCCGCCCGCGACGACCGTGCCCAAGGGTTCCTCGAGGTCGAGCGCGCGCGGCGATTGCCCCGGATGATCGACGACGATTTCCTTTTCCTCGCCGCATTTCGGGCATTCCGCCGGCGCCAATCCGCCGATCCCGGTCGCATGCGCATCGTGAAACGTCTCGTCGCAGGAAAGGCAGCGATACGTCGCGCGACGTTCGCCATAGCCGGTTTGCACCATGGTCGCGGCCACCACGCCCAGCGGCGGGGCGCCGCCCTCGCGGCCTTGCGCGGTGTGGCTGTTCGCCGTCACGGTCGGCAAGGGTTCGTCCATCGCCGCCCCCGTGGCGCCGCCGCGGAACTTCGTCACATGCGGCGCAACCAGCGCCAACTCGCCGCGCTTGGCCGTCGTCACCGTGCGCAGCGGTTCGCGCGCATCGTGGACGCGGAAATCGCCTTGATGCGTCACCGGCACGATGAACGGCAACGGCGCGTCCAAAACGTAGCGTTTCACGCCGCGCGCGATGCGCGCCATCGTCGCCTCGGCCAAAGGCCGGTTGGCGCCCACGCGCCGCCCTTCCTCGCGCGTCAGGAAAATGCTCGGCGTCGGCAGCGACCAATCGATGATCTCGGCCGCCGACCGCCAGGGCCGCAAGCCGCCCGCCCCGTCTTTCGCATGCGTCGCCGCCGGCCAGACGATCGGCTTGCCGTCGCAGCGCGCGATCAGAAACAGCCGTTTGCGGATCGTCGGCGCGCCGTAGTCGCAGGCGCGCAGCTCGCGCGTCTCGACGACATACCCGCATTTCTTCAACTCGCGCACCCAGGCCCGGAACGTGACGCCCTTGCGCAGCGGGCAGGGTTTCGTTTTGCCGTCTTCGGTCGTGATCAACGGGCCCCAGGTGCGGAACTCGGGCACGTTCTCCAGCAGGATCACGCGCGGCCGCACCTGGCGGGCGTAATGCACCACGATCCACGCCAGATCGCGGATGTTCTTCTCGACCGGCTTGCCGCCCTTGGCGACCGAGAAATGCTTGCAGTCGGGCGACGCCCACAACAACCCCACGCGCGCGCGCGACGGATCGATCCCGCGATGGCGCGCCCCGGCCGCGACCACGTCTTCCGGGTTCATCTTCCACACGGACTGGCACAGATGCAGCGTGGCCGGGTGATTCGCCGCATGTAGTGCTACGGCCTCGGGATCGTGATTGATCGCGACGTCGGGCGCGCGGCCCAGCGCCGCCGCGATGCCGGTCGACGCCCCGCCCCCGCCCGCGAAACTGTCGATGATCAACTCGTCGTCGGCCAGATCGATCACGCCGCTTCTCCCTTGTTTTCGTCGTTGCGCGCGGCCGGTTCGTCCGGCGTCCAGATTTCGACCGACGGGATCGGCGGGAAGGCGCGTTTGCGCGCGGCGTCGACGCGCTTTTGCGCGAGCAGCGCCACGTCCTTCGTCGCCCCGACGATGGGCGAGGAATCGAGCAGGAACCGGTCGGTCTCGCCGCCCCGCCACGCCCATTGTTTCGCATCCGGCTCGCCCACGCGTTGCGCGGGGTCGAGATCGGCGAGCCACACGCACGGCATCCCGTCGCGGTCGATATCACCCAAAATCGGCGCCACGATCGTGCTCGGCCCGCTGGGTTCGGGATGGGCGTCCGGATCGCGCAGCAGCGGATCGTCGGGGCGTTCCGCGCGCAAGGCTTCGATCGCCTCGAAGGCTTCCTTGTCGGTGCGCGACCCCGGCATTGCCACCACGCGATGGCGCGCGACCCAGTCGAGCGGCGACGCGGCCAGCGCCAGCCCGCGCGACCAATCGCGCCATTCGCCGAACACGGCGTTGTCGAAGCCCAGGCCGATGGCGAGGCCCGTCAGCGCGTAAACCCGCCCCGTGGCGCGCGCGGTTTTGCCGGGCTCCAACTCGACCGCGAAAATCTCGATCGCTTCGCCCGCCGCCAAATCGGCGCCGACGACGACCGGAATCGTGATCGCGGGCACGCCCCGCCCCGCGATCTCGCGCGGCACGTCGCCATCCGCGAACGGTTCCCATGTGCCGTCGGGGAACAACGTCGCGCGACACACGCCGATCCCCAGCCCCCGCCACAACGCGCTGTCGGCGCGGCCCGCGAAACCCAGCCGCGCTTCGACGAACGCGGCCACGGCCGGATCGCGCTCGACCGCCAACGCGCAATCGATCGCCAGCGCCGTCACCGCATCGCGGCCCAGATCCACGCGCCGCGCGATCTGCCGCGCGCGCGCGATCGTCGCGCGCCGCGCCTCCCAATCGATCGCGGGCGCGGTCATCCCGCCCTCGCCGCTTCGGGTCGTGCCGCCAGACGCGCGCGATGCGCGGCGAGGGCCGCCAGCGCGTTGGCCTTGTCGATCGCTTCGTCGCGCAGGATCTGCGCTTGCGAGCGATGCTCGCGGAACGCCCAGCTTTCGCCGGGCTTCACGTCGCGCGCGATCATCCCGCCACCCCCAACAACCGGCCGGTCACCGGATCGCGGCGCAGGAAGGCCGGGATTTCCAGCAGATCGTCGTCGCTGGGCGGCGCCACGGCCGGGGCCGCAACGCCGGCGGCGGCGCCCAAGGAGCCCAGCCCCGCCGCCGGCGCATCGGGGGCCGGGATCGGCGCCGGACCGGCGACCGTGGAACCACCCCCGAACTTACCGACCTGATTGCCCCAGCAATCGAATTCGCCGTGGCGCGTGCGCGCGAACAGCGACGCGCGCGGGCCGTCGGCCAGCTTGGCGATGGCGGCGGCGATCTCGTCGGGCTTGCGGCTGTGCTGGCGCAAGGGCGCATGCACCACCTGCCCCACGCCCTTCGACAGGCGCTCGTAGCCCTTGCCGCGCGTCGCCAGCAAACATAATTCCATACCGGCGCGGGTGTGATAGCCCAGGCCCTTGCGCGTCAGCCCGTCCGACCACGCTTCGTCCCAGAACATCAGCGCGCCCGGCTCGGTCTTGGTTTTCACCCAAGCGAAGGCGATCGTCTTGTACTCGAATTCCCAGGCGCGAATCACCTCGCGCGCTTCGAACAACAGCGGTTGCACCACCCACAAAAACAACGCCGCATCGGGGCCCGCGATCGTCGAAACGGGCAGCGCTTTGATGGCGTCCAATTCCATCAGGTCGTAATGCTGGCTGGCGCCGCGCCCTTCGCCGCGATGCGACCAGCTCGCGAATTTCCACGGCGGGTCCGCCTCGACCACGCGATAGCGCCCGAACGACGGCAGATGGCCGAACGGATTGGTCACGCGCCCACCTTCGCCGCCTTCGCCGCGCGTTTGCGCGCCCGCTTCAACTCGGCGATGCGCTGCACGCTGGCGATCTGCGCCGTCGTCAGGCCGAAATCCTTGGCCAGGCGCCCGGGCGATCGCCCGCCGCGCAGCACGCGCGACACGATATGGCGCACCCGCACGAGCCGCGCCCCATGGGCCGAGGTGAATTTGCTGGCGCTCACGCCCGCACCCGGGAGCTGAATTTGGCGCGCAGGGCTTCGCTCGCCCGATCGTTGAAGGGCAGCAACATGCCTTCGGGGCGCGCGCGCGGCACCTTCACATACGCGACCAACGCATGGCCCGCGCAATAGGGCCGGCCGGGTACAGCCGCGCAGCCGCAATGGCGGCGCTGGTCGAGCGGCGGCAACGCGCCGTCCCACAACGGCCATTGGCAGTGGCTGGTTTTCATCCCCTCGGAAAGAATGCCGAGACCGTCGAGCGGTTCCACCTTCGCAGGCATCACCTTCAACGGTCTCGGCAAGGTCAGGGAGGAAACGCCCGCATCGCGAACCCGTCGCGATGCGATCTTCGGCACCTTAGGAGCAAGGGCCGAAGCCTGTTGCGCGACCGGCACCGGCCGCGATTTCTTCGCGCGAATGGGCGACGGCCGCGCGGGTAAGCCCAACCGATGCGCTTTGCCGACGACCGCGTTGCCGGTGATGCGGACCCAAAATTCGCGCGACATCAGCCGCGCGATCTCGGTCACGACCATGCCGCTGGCCCAATAGCGGGTCAGCGTGTCGATCATCGCCGGCGTCCAATCCATGCCCCGCCCGCTCATGCGATCACCGACGCCAGATCGCGCAGCGCCCGGCGCGTGGCCGCGAACAGCGCATAGGAACCGTCCAGCGAGCCCGGCGGGCCCTCTCGGCGCAGCGGCGCCTCCAAGCGGCGGAACGGCGCCATATCCAGCGCCATCAAGGCGCGGTCGGTGCGCACGCCCACGGCCCAGGCGAATTTCCAGCGCAGCAGCGCATCGAACGCGGCCAGCATCGTCAGCGCGCCGCCGATGCGGCTGCCCTTCACGGTCGCGTCGCGCCACAACCCGCCCAGCCACACGATATGCTGGTCGGCGATATCGGCGCCCAGATCCAGCCCGGCCAGCTCGGCCTGTTCCGGCCAGCGCCGCATCGCGGATCGTAAATCGCCCTCGATCCACAGCAGCCTTGAAGCAACGGTGCCGAACACCTGCACGCCGTCGGTCAGCAGCAGCGCCACGCAAGGCGGCTTGGCGTGCAGCAGCGGCGACCAGGCATGGCCGCCAGTTTCGGCCGCGACCGCGCGCGCGATGGTTTGCACCGCCTCGGCCCCCTCGACCTGCGCGATCGTCAGGCCCTTCGCCGCGGCGAAGGTTGCGAGATCCTGCGCGCGTGCCCGCACGGGCAAGCGCCAGGGTTCGGGCAACGAAGCGAAGTCGATCGACTCCAGCCACGGCTTCGCCCAGCCACGCGGATAGGCGATCATGCGGGCACCGCCGCGGCGACGACAGTTGCGTCCCACACATTCTGCTGGCGGCGGCGTTCGCCAATTACTTGATTTATGCGGTTGTCGCGTTCGGCCAAATCCCAAGCGCGACGCATTTCTTCGGTCATCTGCAAGGGCACCACTCGGACCCCATGCAACCGATGCAGCATGTCGATCTTGTCCGCCGCCGACACCGCCGGCGCGGCCATCGTCTTGATCGCGTCCAGCGTGGTCAGCACGGGGTCGAGCATCGCTTCCACGCGCGCCACTTCGTCGCGCAGCAATTCGTCGACGGATTTTTCCACGCCCATCAGCCCAGCTCCTCGATTTGGTCGAAACGCACCACATGGGTCATCAACCCGGTCTGCGGGTTGAACGCGGCCAGGCGCTTCCAGCTCGCGCGCACGCCGGCGGTCGTCACGTCGCGAAACCGCGTCACGCGCGCCGCCGCCCCTTGCGCCACATGGGCGCGGATCTGGCGTTCCAGCAGCCCGGCGAACACGCGGTCGCGCCGCCCGGCCAGCGGCACGCCCAGCGCCTCGGCCCCGGTGCGGATCTGCCGCCCCAGCCAGATCGTCACGATCGCCTGCGGGGTGACGCGATAAAGCGCCGCGTCGTCCATCAAATGCGCGCGCGCCAGAACGGCGCGCGGATCCTGCGTTTGCAGCGCGACCGCGAGCTTGCCCCAGCCGGGTTCGGGCGCGCCCGGTTCGATCGTCCAGGCGGGCGGTGCGGCTTCGGGCCCGCCGGTGAGATAGGCGCGCGCCGCTTCCAACGCGGCGACGCTGGCCGAAGGCCCCGCTTCAAACTTGCCGTCGGCCGCGCGGATCAACACCCAGCCGAGATTGAACGCGACCGCGACCGCGTCGACCGTGTCGGGCAGCGCCAGCGCCAGGCGCGCGGAAGTACCCGGATCGGGCAAGGCGGGCAGCTTCGCCCCCGTGTCGTCGAACCAATAGGCCGGGCCGTTTTTATGCGGGGCGAACGAAGCCAAGCTGGGTGCTGCCGCCGCCCCGAACGCGCCCGCAACCGCTTGGCCGTTGGCGTCCAAGGCGGGGCCATAGATTTCGTTGAGCCAGGCGCGGTCGCGCCGCGCGAGGGCGGCGAGCAGCGCCGCATCGACCCGCGCGGTCAAGCCGGCGCGCAGATGCTTGATGCAGGAAGGATGCACGCCCGCTTCGAACGCGGCGCGCTTGTCGGTCCAGCCGCGGCGATCGATGCCCGCGACGACCCGGCGCGCGATCGCGCGGCCCAGATCCTTGCGATCGGCGGCGGGGGCGAATTCGCCCCGCGACGGGGCCGGACTCGAACCGGGCGTCGGTGCGATTTTAGCGGGCATGAAAGATCTCCCCAAAACGCGCCAACCCCGCCGCATCGGCCTCATCGACGAACACCGCCAACGGCGTGGTGCCGAACAGTTTCCCGCCCCCGAAACGTTGCGCATCCGCGCGGCGAAACTTTCCGCCCAAGGCGAACGGCAAAGCGGCGCCGCCCTGCTCGACCTCGCCGACACGCTCGAGCGCGCGCGCGAAATCGGGCGCCGCGCCAAGCGCGGCGAGATCGCTTTCAAGGGCGGGCGACAATGACCGCGGGGTCCGAAACGCCGCCGCGATCAATTCCCGCACGCGCGGATCGGCGAGTTGCGCTTGCGTCAACGCGGGCATTACGCCGCCTTCGAACGGCGGCGCGCATTGCGGCGCGCGGCGCGATACGATTCCGCCGGGCGCGGGCCCTCGCCGTTGTGGCGGAACTTCAGCGGGGCGGGCCGATACAACCGCCACGCGGTCGTCAATTCCGCACGCTTGGCGCGCGTCTTTTCGGCGGCGCGTTCATCGCGCGGAAACGCGACGGTCAGGCTGTTCTTCAGGTCGCCCAGCAGCGACACCATTCCGGCGGCCATACCCGCCAGCACGCTATTCGACTTCATCTAAACCCCCTGGGTTTCGGGTTGGGCCGGCGCGGCCGCGGCGGGCGGCGGGAAAATGTCGGGGCGCAGCGCGTGCGCGGGAATGCCCGTCGCTTCGCCGACAGGCCCGACGAACTCCGCCGGCAGGCCGGTTTCGTACTTGACCCAGTACCAAACGGTGCCCTGGCGTTTGCCGCAGATGCGGCCCAAGGCGGCTTGCCCGCCGGCCTTTTCGATCGCGCGCTGCAGCGCTTCGTGCTTGGTCATCATGGTGCCGGTTTACAAGTTTTCTTGTTAATTGGCAACAAGAAATCATGTCAGGACGGGCAACACGTTTTTTTGTAATCAAATCAATATGGAAACCATCGCCCAACGGGTCCGCCGCGAACGCGAGCGGCTAGGATGGTCGCAGCAACGGCTGGCGACGGCGATCGGCCACGACGTCAAACAGCAAAGCATCGATCTGCTGGAACGCGGGCTAACGCAAAAGCCCAAATATCTGATTTATCTGGCCGATGCGCTGGGCGTGTCGGCGCGCTGGCTGCTCGAAGGCGGCGCGCGGCGCGAACACGAATCCAAACCGCCGCCGCCCGTGCCCATCGTCGGTTATGTCGGCGCGGGCGCCGAGATCCATCCGGTCGACGACCACGCCAAAGGCCAGGGCATGGACGACGCCCCGCCCTTCCCCGGCCAAGACGGCCCGGCCGTGGCGGTGCGCGTGCGCGGCGATTCGATGCTGCCGCAGATCGAAGACGGCTGGATTCTGTATTACACCCGCGACCGCGACGGCGTGCCCAGCGCGTGCGTGGGCAAGCTCTGCGTCGTGCAGGTGACCGACGGACCGATGCTGGTGAAGAAGCTCGAGCCCGGCAAGCGCAAGGGCCTGTGGCGGCTGGTCAGCTACAACGCGAGCCCGCGCGAAGACGTGAAGCTCGACTGGGCCGCGCGCGTCGCGGCGATCGTGCCGTGACACCCCTCGCGAACGGCGTTCGCGGTTGGAATATATGGGCTTTTGCCCCGTTTTTATACGCGGCTCCAGTGCGTCCGAATCGCACGGACGTCAACTGTTTTGAGGAAAATGTTGCAGAATCAATACCCTTACCGATCAAGGGGTAAGGGCATGTCTATTGCAGCCAACGATTCCAGGGATTATATACACGGCATGCTCAGCGCAGTTCCCTAATGCCCATGAAGGCCCGCCGACGGCAAGTCGGCACGCGCACGGAGTCCGTCCAAGAGTCAGGGATGTAGATATGAGCACTCATGAACCCAAGGCAGCAGCGGCTGGCGTCAGCCAGACCAGCGCGCCGACCGAAGTCGAAATCGTCTACCGGAAGATCGACGGTCTGCACGTTTTCGATGCGCCGGATTTTCCAGGGTTGCACGCCGCCGACGCCAATCTTGAATCTGCGTTCGACATGATCGCGGACGCCGTGACGGCGTATATGCAATCTTCGGCAGCCGATGCGCTTGCCTATCGTCCGGCAGTCACCTTTGCGACGTTCAAAAAGCGCTTGGAAGCCAGTTCGCCGCGCGATTGGGGCCGTTGGCGCAACGCGCGAACGGTAATCGTCTCGCTCAAATCATCGCAACAGGCGCTTCCACAGCACGCTATTGCCTGAACCGAGGCCGGCCATATGGGAAACCCCACTGGGCCGGCCCGTGTCGGCGCGCTGCTGCAACAACTAAACCGAGATCATAAATTCGAAGCAACAGCGATCGTGCGCGGCCGCATGTGGCGCTGGTTATCCGCGAGCGGTGTGCCGCTGACGGTTAACCTGCCGGTGACCGTTCACGTCATCTTCGCCGAAGACAATAAATCCGCTCATTTGAGCAACTACAGCGCATATTTTAGCGCCGCTTATGCCGCGCACCTGCTCGACACGGCCAAGGCAATCAATGCGGGCGCGTTGCCGCCAGGTGCCCAGTCGATCAGGTCCGGCATCTCATTCAAAGTCGTGCAAGAACCCGGCAACACGCCGTCACGCGGAGATTGTTGATTCCCCGTATTGCGGCTTCCGGATCGCGCCGGGCCTAAGCATCAGCTTTTACGCCCCTGCCCCTTTTTCTCGTCCTGGGATAGCACCGACGCCGCCAGTTTTTTGGCGATCGTCGGCGTCGCCTTGGTCTGCCCGCTTAAAACTTTGCCGGCGAGCGTGGACATTTTCGGTGATGATTTCTTAGCCATTTGAATCTCCCGTTCTGATCTTTTGTTTTCCGCCGCACTGAGCGCGGCTTCGCGCTGGGTCGTTCCTTTAGCGTGCCGCCGCGAAACACGCGTCGAAATCGCCGGTCGTATCCACGGCCATGCAATTCGCCCAAACCCGCAAACACGGCGGCTTATCGACCTCTGGCCGCGCATGACACTGGCGCCGCGCGTCTTCCATATGGGCGAATAATCGGCGCCGCGCCATCACGGGCGCCACGCACGCCGCAATATCCTGATCGCGCGCCGCGCATTCGCGCGCCAGCGTCAAACATTCATCGCGATTCGCCGGTGCGACGTCGGTGCAGGCCGCGTTTATCCGGCGATCGCGATCGACAACCTGCACCCGCGCGCGCCGAGCTTGTTCGTCTGCCGCCGCGCGCCGCCGATCCGCATCGGCGACGCGGCTTTCCAGCGCGTCGAGCGGCCGAACGCGGGGCTTTTCGCCGATGGCGTCGGCCAAGATATTCGCTTGGACGCGGCCCTCCTCCAGGCCGTGCACCGGGATCACGAAATCCCGATTGCCGTCGATACCGCCCAAGCGGATCAGTGCCCGTTGCGCCCCGGCGGCCAGCAACGCGGCAAGGCGCTTATCGTCGGCGATCGACGCCATGCACACGCGCCCGGCGGCGTCGCAGTTTCCGAACGCGGCCGGCGGCGTGCGATCGATCCGCACCAACGCGTCGCGAAGCACGACGCCACCTGTCCCCACCAAGCGCACGCCCGAATCGGCGCCGCCTTCGCGCCACACCAGGGCGACGGTCTCGCGGCCTGCATCGCGATCAAACGCCGAAAGGTTACACGTTACGCGGTCGGTCATGCCGTCGACCGAGCAACCCAAGGTCCAGCCGCCGAAAACGCGATCGGCATGCAGGTTTTGCGCGCTGACCGATTGGGCCGAAAGGCCCAACACCATCACGATCCAGAACAGAACGATGCCCATCGGCGCGCGGCCTCGCAACCCTCGATCTAACGACTGAAAACTATAGCAAACATGTCCGTTTGACGGGGCTACATGTTTTCTTGTTGACGCTTTACAAGTTTTCTTGTTATTAGCATTCCATCACCCCGCCGAACCGGAGCCGCAAGATGGCCTTCATCCAGAAAAACCTGAGCGTGCTGTGCACCGCGAACGGCTTCACGCTCTGGCACTACAAGACCGAGGGCGACGCCGCCGATACGGTCCGCGCGCCCGGCTATTTCAACGCCGGCGACGCGCCCGATTTCCTGCGCCCCGGCGACATGATCCTGCTCAACGCGGCCGACGCGCACGGCACGCTGGTCGTCTCGCGCAACGAGCCGGGCTTGCCCCTGCTGGTCGATCCCGCGGTCTTCGACCTGGCCGGTGCGCGATGAGCGGGGAAGCGAAGCACACGCCGGGACCGTGGGAATTCGACGGCCCGGAACACGCCATCATCGTGTGGTCTGACCCGCAGCATCGCGTTTGCTTCATGACGAGCGACGGCGCTGCGCGCGCGAATGCCCGCCTGATCACCGCCGCGCCCGATCTGCTTGCGGCGGCGCAAGGCATCCGGCGCTGGTCGATCGACAGCGCGACGCCGATCCCCGATGAATTTTTCCGGCCGTTGCGCGCCGCCATCGCCAAAGCCGAGGGCCGGGCATGATCGGCGCGGTCGTCGCCCTGGCGCTGTTTTGCGCGCTGCTGCTCGTCTGCATTCTCGACGAGACGATCCCCGGGCCGATCAAACTTGACCGTGCCGCCGCCATCGTCGTGGGCCTTCCCGTCGCGGCGGGGGCGCTGGGCTGGGCGATCGAGACCTTCGCCCGCCTCGCCTGGGCCTGGCTGGTGTCGGGGGCGCTCGCATGACCGCCGCCCCGGCTTTCGACCAACCGCGCATCGAACGCGGCGTGCCCCTGCCCCGCGCCCAGCGCGGCGGCACGCGCGACGCGATCACCCAGGCGCTCGACACGATGGATATCGGCGATTCCTTCGCCATGCCGCCGGCGATCAAGCATCCGGGGGCGCGCGTGTCGCTCGCCAATATTCGCCTCAAACCCAAGCGCTTCGCGCGGCGCAAACGCGGCGGCGAATTCCGCGTCTGGCGGGTCGCATGACCGATCCTGTTTCTCGCGGAACTGTTTCCCCGGTTGCGTGCCCGCCCAAGGACTTACCCCGCGACGGCGCCGAATGGACCGCGTCGGAGGAAGCCATCCTGATCGACGGCCGCGCCAAAGGCTGGCTGTTCAAGGAAATCGCCCACGCGCTGCGCCGGCGCGAAGGGGCGGTGCGCATCAAGGCGCATCGCCTGGGCATCGCCAAACCCTGGCGCATCCGCACCACGCCGACCCGTCACCCCAAAAACGGAGCAAGCGCATGAAACCGATCGCCAGCACCGCCGACAAGATCATGGACCGCATCGTCCGCCACGGCATGCCGCTGAACGAGCTGCTGGCCGTGCCCAATGTGGGCGACGCGCGCGACAAGCGCATCATGGGCGAAACGCTGCGCAAAACCGCCGCGCGCACCGAGGCCGGGCAGCCGGTCGTGGGGGCCGGCATGCAACGCGCCGCCGCCGCCCTGCTGCGCGAGGTGGCCGCCGAATGCGACCGCCGCGCCCTGGCGATGACGCAGCACCAAGCCACGGGAGCGGCGGCGTGAAGAAGAAGATTCCGAAACGAAAGCTGCGCGTCGGGCAGTACGTGAAGCGCAGCTGCGACGAGCGCATTCATATGGTCAAAGCTATTGACCACGCGCTAGCTCTCGTTTTGATCAGCATCCCGGAATTCGAGGACTCGGAACGCTGGGTGCGGCCCGCAGAATTGACCATCCTCGTCGAGCACGCGCCCGCATGACCGACGTCTCGGGCTTCCCGTTCCTCGCCGATGCGTCGGGGCAGCGCGTGGCGCTGTCGGCGGAGCTGCGCCGCCGGCGCGCCGGGCCCTTTTCGCTGGCGCAGATCCGCGCCGCCGCCGCCGCCTGCGATTGGATCAACCGCTTCAACGGCCGCTTGCGCGCCAGCGTGTCGGTCGCGTCGCATTCGATCCGCGTCGGGCGCATCGCGCGCGCCATCCTGCCGGCGGCCGAGCCCTATGGTCTCGCCCACGATCTCCACGAAGCCTGGACCGGCGACGAAACCACCCCGGCCGAGAAGGACATGGCCGCGTGGCTGGAACAACCCGCCTATCGCGACGCGCGCCGCGCGCAGAAAGCGTTTCTCGACAGTTTGATCTTCCCGGCGCTGGGCCTGGAATGGCCGATGCCGCCCGCGATCGCCGCGGCGACGGCCGAGGCCGACTTCCTCGCCTTCGTCGCCGAATTCCGCGACCTGGGCCCCGACACGCCGCGCGACACGCGCATCACGCCGCAAATCGTCGAACGCGCGAACAAGCTCTACCCCGAGCGCATCCAGTCGATCCCGCTGGGGGCGAACGAAGACCGCTTCTGGCGCGCGCTATGCGCCAACTGCCCCGCTTTGCCCCAACCCCACGCCGCGTGAGGCTGACGATGGACGCCGAACATAGCGCCGACAATATCGAATCCCTGCGCGAGAAGTTGCGGCGCACCGAGCTTAGTTTGGGAGGGCGTCTCGCAATCCAAACACAGCTTCATGAAGCCGCCAAGGCACGCGTCGCCGAGTTGGAGGCGCAGATCAACACGCCCGAACTGCACGACTTCGCCAAAGCTGTCGCGCTGGAAGCCGCACACCAGCGCCAGCGATGGCCCAGCGAGCATGACGCGGGCAAGACCGACGCCGATTGGTTCTGGCTGATCGGTTATCTCGCCGGCAAGGCGCTGCACAACCCGCCCAACGCCATGCCGCCGCAGGATGCCAAGCTGCATCGGATCGTCACCGTGGCCGCCGCCGCCGCGAATTGGCACGCGGCCGTGTCCGGTGCGTCGACAACGATGCGGCCCGGCATCGAAACGCCGGTCGACGCATGAGCGAGATCGGCGACAATTCGGGCATCGCGGCGGCGAAATTGCGCAGCTTCGTCGAGCGCATCGAGCGGCTGGAAACCGAGAAAGCCGATCTCGCCAGCGATATCCGCGAGGTCTATGCCGAGGCGAAGGGCAACGGCTTCGACACCAAGATCCTGCGCCAGATCATCAAGCTGCTGAAGATGCCCGAACCCGACCGCAAAGAGCAGGACGAACTGCTCGACCTCTACCGCCGCGCCCTCGAAATCTGAAAGGCCCGACTTCATGTCCGATCAAACCGGCATCGAATGGACCGACGCGACGTGGAACCCTGTCGCGGGGTGCGCCGTCATCAGCCCCGGCTGCACGAATTGCTACGCGATGAGGATGGCGGCACGTCTGGAACGCATGGGCCAGGCGAAATACGCGGGCCTCACCCAACAATCGAAAGCCGGGCCGGTGTGGACGGGCAAGATCGCCCTCGACGACGCAGCGCTGACCCAGCCGCTGCGCTGGAAGAAGCCGCGCCGCATCTTCGTCAACTCGATGTCCGACCTGTTCCATGATGGCGTGGCCGACGACTTCATCGACAAGGTCTTCGCGGTGATGGCGCTCACGCCCCAGCACACCTACCAAGTGCTGACGAAGCGCGCCGACCGGATGCGGGAATATCTTTCCAAGAAAACGCGCAAACTGCCGATCGCCTATGCGGCGTGCGAGATCAACGAGCGGCTTCATCCGCATCTGACGCCGAATCAAATTAGCGCGATGACGAATGCGCAGGAACCGGCATGGCCCCTGCCCAACGTGTGGCTGGGCGTCAGCGTCGAGAATCAGAAATTCGCCGACGAACGCATCCCCCTGCTGCTCGACACGCCGGCGGCGATCCGCTGGATCTCGGCCGAGCCGCTGCTCGGGCCGATCGATCTCGTGAATCTCCATCCGCGCGACGACATCACGGTCGATGCGATAAGGGGCCAAATGGTTACGCGCGAAGGCGACTACAGCGGCGACGAACCGCGCCTCGACTGGGTCGTGGTCGGCGGGGAGAGCGGGCCCGACGCGCGGCCGATCCACCCCGATTGGGCGCGCGCGCTCCGCGATCAATGCGCCGCCGACGAGGTGCCGTTCTTCTTCAAGCAATGGGGCGAGTGGCTCGACGAGCGCGACGCAACGGCTTCGGGGCATGCGCCCGGCCCTTCCATGTTCGACGCGCAAGGCATGCCGACCGGCGATCGTTGGCACTTCTACGCCCCCGATGATCCCATCGGGGGCGCGATGATCCGGATCGGCAAAAAAGCCGCGGGCCATTTTCTCGACGGCGTCGAACACCGGGAATTCCCGCGATGATCGCGCGCGCGGCGCTACAGCCCGTTGGGGCCCACCCAACTGAAGAAACCCGGCTGGCGCCGGCAGGACGGGCATTTGAACGGGCCCGCGTGTTTGGGCTGGGGCGCGTCCGGCCCGAATTGCGCGATCAACGCGGCCAACGGAATCGACAGCGCCTTCCGGCACGGCGTGCAGCGGATCTCGACGCCGCGCGCGTCGCCGGTCTCGACCAGATCGCGCAGCGTGTCCGGCCGCTTGGCGTAGATGTCGAACCCCAAGGCCATGGCGCGGCCGAGCCTAGCGCCCCCACCCCGTTTTGTGGAGCCCGACGATGACCGCCCACGCGCCCAAAGACCGGCCGATCATTTTCAGCGCGCCGATGGTGCGAGCACTGCTCGACGGCCGCAAAAGCCAGACGCGGCGGATCGTCAAAGACGTGCCGCCGATGCCCGAAGCCGACTGCTATCCGAAGCACCGACAGATTCACCCGGCGCCGCATCTGGATTCCTATTGCTCCAGGCGGCCGAAGCCGTCGAACCCGCGCGGCATGTCGGATCGTTGGTGCTGGTGGCAGGTCGACGACCGCGCGTGCCCGCCGCAATTCCGCGTGCCCTACGTGCCCGGCGACCGGCTTTGGGTGCGGGAAACGTGGCGCACCGCGAAGAGCATGGACGCATGGAAGCCGAAGAAGATCGAGGAAGCCTGTCTCGAGTCCGGCTATCGGCGGCCTTGGGCGCCGATCCAATACGAAGCCGACGGCACGCGCGAAAACTTCGCCGACGAGCCTTCGGAACCGGGCAAGACCCGCGTCGCGATCCATCTGCCGCGCTGGCTGTCGCGGCTGACGCTGATCGTCACCGACGTGCGCGTCCAGCGCCTTCAGGACATCAGCGAGGAAGATGCGCAAGCCGAGGGCGCCGAGCAAATGCACCTCGACGACCTCGGCAATACTTGGAAGACCTACGCGCGCGGATTTCAATCGATCTGGGAAAAGATCAACGGCGAGAAATCCTGGGCCGCGAATCCCTGGGTCGTCGCGGTGTCGTTCAAAACCATCCGCGCCAACATCGACAGCGCCGAGGCCAAGGCCGCATGACCGATCTCGTCGCGACCTGTCCGAAGGATTTCTGGTCCGAGTGGATCGCCGAGGGCGATCCCGCAGGCGCGCCGGAATCCGGCGAGGAATGGGGATGGTTCACCCGCCATCATCTGATCGGCCAGATACAGCCGGGCGATCGGCTCTACGTCGTAGCGCATGGCAGGCTACGCGGCTACGCGCCCGTCACGCGCGTCACGGCCGACGCCATCGGCAGACGCGGCGGCGCCGTCGCCGTCACGATCGATGAATCGATCCCCGGTTTCCAAGGGCTGCGCGAACGCTGGTGGCCGCGCGACGCCGAGAGGCCCTTTCCGGATTGGAAGATCGCCGGCGTCGTGTCGATCGACATCGATGCGCTGACCGCCGCCTTCGTCGCGCGCAAAGATGGGACCGGTAAGTTCACGCGGCGTAAAGTGGTCGATATCGCCGACGCGATCGGCGCCGAACCGATGGACGTTGTTCTTGCCTGCGATCTTGCGGGCCTCGTGCCCGGCGCATCGATCTGGTTTCGCGCGAACGGCGGCATCACCCGCGCGCAGATCAAGCAAATCCGCCGCGAACGGGCCATGCTCGCATGACCCCCCGCCCCCGCGATCTCGCCCAGGCGTGCGAAGAGCTCGGCTGCGGGCGCACCAAGCTGCTTGAGCATCTGGCCGACAACCCGCACTATCGGCGCGTCGGGCGCGTCTACCGCTTCGACGACGGCCATATCGCGGCGCTGAAAATCAGCCTCGCTGCCGAACACGCCGCCAGGGAGAAAGGTCCATGTCGCTTCGACTCCTCCGCCGGGGGCGCATCTACTACGTCCGCGGCACCGTCCGAGGACAGACTGTTTTCGAAACTACGGGCACTGACGAACGCGCGCGCGCCGAAGCCTTCCGCGCGAAACGCGAAGCGCAGCTCTGGGACCGTAGTGTCTTTGGCGAGCGCGCGGCCGTCCCGTTCGTCCAGGCCGCCGTCGCGTATCTAGAAACGCGCAAGCCCGGCCTCGGCGACACGCGCCGCGTGGAACGCCTGGCCGAGCATTTCCGGGGCGTCGCCCTGGCGCAGATCGACCAGAACGCCGTCGACCGCGCGATCAAGGCGCTGTGCGCCGCGAACGCGAAGCCGGGCACGCATCTGCGTTCGGTCGTCATCCCGCTGACCTCGGTGATGATCTTCGCCGCCAAGCGCGGCTGGTGCGATCGCCCGGTGTTCGATCGGCCGCGCCAGCCCAAGGGCCGCACCGCGTGGCTCACGCCCGCCAGCGCCGTGAAGCTGCGCGACGCGGCCGGCGAAAGGCTGCGCCCGCTGATCGTGTTCCTGCTGGGATCGGGTGCCCGCGTGGCCGAGGCGCTGGATCTGACCTGGGACGACGTCGACCTGCAGCGCGGCAGTTGCGCCTTGCGCGAAACCAAAAACGGCAAGGACCGAATCGTGCGCCTGCCGCCGGCTGCGATCGCGGCCCTCGCCAATTTGAAGGAACGCGAAGGCGCCGTGTTCCGCCGCCCCGACGGCCAACCCTATGCCGACAAGGAACGCGAGGAAGGCGGGCAGTTCAAACGCGCCTGGCGCAACGCGTGCCTGCGCGCGAAACTGGGCAAATGGGAACGCGCGACGGAAACCGACCCGGCGACGGAAGCCCTGGCCGAGCGGCGCGAATTTTCGCCCGTGATCTGGCGGCCGGCGATCACGCCGCATGGGTTGCGGCACACCTGGGCGACATGGCGCTACGCCGCCACGCAAGACGCGCTGCGCCTGATGCACGACGGCGGCTGGTCGGGCCTGTCGCTGGTCGAGCGCTACGCGCATCTCGCCACCAGCGATATCCTGCCCGACCTGTGCCTGATCTGGGGCGCCAACCACCCCGACGAATGGGAACGCGGAATCGCCGCGCCCCCGACGCCGATCCGTGCACCGTCCGTGCAGATCGCCACGGCCAAGTGAAATTCATGCGGCGGATCAATAGCCTATGAAAATGGGCCGCATCCTTCACACGGCAGGGGTCGCAGGTTCAATCCCTGCAGCGCCCACCATCCGGCCCCTTCGAACCCGACCGGTTCGCGGCTTTTTTCCAACGCAGCAAATCGTAGCGTCCGAGTGCCGGAAGGCGATGCAAATCGCGATTCCGCATGACGCAATTTTTACATTCCGTCGCGCTTTAACGATTAAAGCGCGCAGCGTCCGTTTTCGGCATCCGAGTTTAACGCTTGATTCACCGGCAGCCCTCAAATTGACTCGCAGTTCAGCACTCTACGAGTCGAACGGATCATGCCGATGGAAAACACGCCCGCGCCGCAAAGCCCCCAAGCCGCCGCCCCGGCAACGCCGGAGGCGCCGCGCACGCTGATCAACGATCGCATTTTCATCGGCTCGAATTCCGTCGCGCAATGGTTCGTGACGTTGGGCACGCATGAAGGCAAGCCCGTTCTGCTGGCCCATCAGGTGTTCCTCGACGCGCCCAAGCATATGGGGGCCGTCGCCCGCCAGCTCGCGGCCGGGCGCATCTTCGGGTCGATGAAGCAGCTCGAAACCATGATGTCGCTGCGCCACAGTTTCGAGGTCGCGGTGTCGGACGGCGAGCGCATGCGCATCGACCGCCACCTCAAAGGTCTGTAACCTTTCGGGCCTCGCGGACGAACCGTCCGGCGAAAGCGAGGTTCCCCCATGTATCTCTTCGCCCGCAAGAAAGCCGTCATGCCGTCGCCGGCCGAGGCGCTGCCCGGCCGCGACGAAGCGATCGCCATTCCCACCCGCCATTTCGTGCTCGGCACGCCGTTGAAGCCGCCCTTCCCGGCGGGCACGGAAACGATCGTCGTCGGCCTCGGCTGCTTCTGGGGTGCCGAACGCAAGTTCTGGCAATTGCCAGGTGCTGTTTCGACCGCCGTGGGCTATGCCGCCGGCTACACCAAGAACCCGACCTACGAGGAAGTGTGCTCCGGCGCCACCGGCCATAACGAGGTCGTGCTGGTCGCCTTCGATCCCGCGCGCTTGAGCCTCGACAACGTGCTGAAGACGTTCTGGGAAAGCCACGACCCGACCCAGGGCATGCGCCAGGGCAACGATGTCGGCACGCAGTATCGCTCGGGCATCTACGTGAATTCGCCCGAACAGCGCGCGGCCGCCGAAGCGTCGAAGGCGGCGTTCGGCGCGGCGTTGACCAAGGCCGGCTACGGCCCGATCACGACCGAGATCGTCGACGCGGGCCCGTTCTATTACGCCGAGGCCTATCACCAGCAATATCTCGCCAAGAACCCGGCGGATTATTGCGGCCTGGGCGGCACGGGCGTGTCCTGCCCGATCGGCGTGAAGGTCGCCGGCTAACGATCGTTCGCCGGCGAAGGCCGGGATTCGGCAAGCCATTTCGCGATCGCCGCCCGGATATCGGGCGGCAGCTTGCCGATCTCGTCCCACGCTTGGGCCGCGACGGTTTCGTCGCCGGTGCGCGCCGCGCGCGCGACCAATTCCACCAGCTTCGAATGACTGCCAAAATTCTCGGCAAGGCGCATCGCGAGTTCCGCGAGGGCGGCTTGGTCGACGCTCACGCCTGCCCCAGATCGATCGCGAAACCGCCGCCCGGCGGATCGGCGAGCGGCGTCACGGCGAAGATCTTGCCCGAACGCTTGGCGTCGAGCAGATAGCGCCCGACCGGCTGGAACAACGTCTCCCCGCCGCCTTGCGTGGCCGGATCGATCAGCACCGCGTAACGATGCGGGGCCGGTGCGGCATGGGTGTCGATCAATGCTTGCAACTTGGCCAGCGCTTCGTTGCGCTTGAGGCCGCGCAGATCGAGCGTGGCATGCGTATCGAAGCCGCCGCGCCCCAGCATCGTCAACGGATCGAACGCGCCGCTCAT